TACCAGAGGAAGTTCCAGTCAGACCACAGGTTCTGCACGAGAATGTCGGCGCGCGCCACCCAGTTGACGATGCGCACCAGCTCGATGCTGGTGTTCGCCGTCACGCTCTGGATGACGCCGCCGGTCACACCGAGGTCGGAGACGACATCCTTGCATAGCTCAAGGAAGGTCCGGCTCATGGTCAGTCGCCGTGGCGCAGCAGGAAGCCGATGTTCAGCGACTTGTCGCCCGGATCGGGCACGAAGGCATCGGCGTCGCCGGTTTCATCCAGCATCGCGCGCAGCTTCACCGCGGCGGTGTAGATTTCCGCGTCGGTCTTGCCGGCGAGGATGTCGGCGATGTCGGCCTTGCTGGCATCAGGCGGGATCACCGGCGCCTCGACGGGCGCGCCCGGCACGTTCGCCGCGATCGGCTCCACCACGTCGGGCGGGGTGATCGGTTCCACCGTGTCGACACGCACGAACAGGTGCGGGCTGTTGGCCCGGTTGTAGGGACAGTCCACCACGTCGCCGCGCACGTTGAAGTACACGTTGTCCTGAAAGATCGGCAGGGCGCCAGCTTCAGCGCCGAAGGTCTGCCCGAAGGGGCGGCTGCGGTCCAGTTTCATGGGGTCAATTCCTCTGCTTGCCGAAACGATCGGCGGAGAACGGGAACTGGTCGTTCTCGCACTGGCCAGCCATCGCCTCACGCAGCGAAAGACCTTCGGCCAGCGAGGGGACGCCAGTGGTGGCCGCGGCAACCGCGGCATGGTCGCGAACCACGGTCTTGGACCGGCGCGAGGCCAGACCCTGATCGGTGATCGCGGTGTAGGGCATCTCGGCCGGGGCGAACACCTGCCGTTGCGCATCGCGCAGGGTGGCGTCGTTGAAGCCGTCCGGGGTGGAGAAGATCGCGTCCATCGACGCGAGGATCGGGGTGGCTTTGGTCTTGCTCATGGGCTTCTCCGCTCACGCATGGAAGCGGGCGGCCATGACGCCGCCCGCTGTGGCTACGGATGGATCAACCCCACGACAGCTTGGAGCCAGCGCCGCCGTTGTTGACCTTGCCCATCTGCGGACCGTCCGGCTTGCCGGTGGACACGTCGCGGCCTTCGCCAAGCGACTCCGGCGACTCGTCGTGGAACGGCATGCAGCAGGACAGGCCACGGGCCAGATCGCTGCCGGTGCTGATCGGCGTGCGCGGGGACTTGTCGCCGAACACGTTGCCCGGCTTGCCGGGATTCTCGTGCACGGAATTGGTCGGGAACTCGCTGGGACCGACGCCGGAAGGGCTGTTGCCGAGGGCGGCATTGAGTGGGTTGGACATGGCTTCATCCTCTGGGGTGAAAGGTTGTCACACGGGCCTTGCTGCAGCGCGCTACAGGTTCGGTCAGTTGTTGATCTTGTCGTAGCCGACGAGGATGTAGACGTCGCCGGTGCCGGCAGGCGTGCCGCCAGTCGGCGCAACGAACGTCGCGATCAGGTCATGCAGGCCGGTCGTCGGGTAGTTGCCAGCGAGGTAGTTGGTTTTCCACACCGCGGCCACGTCGTTGCCGGTGATGCTGGAGCCGGCGGCAAGCGCACCCAGAGCGATCGAGGCGAACTTGTCGGCCGTGGTGCCGTCACCCACCTGCACCAAGGCCGGGGTGGTCACCTGCGTGAACAGCACGGTGGCCACCACCATGATGTCGAGCACGCGGGCGAACGTCGCGCCACGGGGCACCGGGAGTTTCTTGCTGCTGCCGGTCGAGAAATCCACCGCGCTGAACTTGTAGGTGGTCTGGTGGTAAGCGTCATACTGGGACATGGTTGTTCTCCGAAAGCCGGGAAGGGCTGCGCCCGCCGGTGAAGGCGGGCGTCAGACGCTTAGTTGAGGGAATCCCACTTGAAGATGCGGGCGTTGTAGGAGTCCGCGGTCGTGGCGCCATGCACCAGACCGAAGCCGCCCACGTAGTACCACGCGATGCCGCGGGACCGGCCGAAGTCGGTCGGGATTTTGCCGCGGATTTCCTCGGGGATGACCATGGCTTCGGCCACGGTGTCTTCACCGAAGAAGAAGCACCAGTCGGACGCGCCATTGGTCCATGGCACCGGGTTGCGGAACGTGTAGCTGGTGGCATTCCACGCACCGCCATGGGCGATCGCGGTCTGTTCGATGAAGCGGATGCCTTCGTAGCGGCCGATTTCGCCATTGGCGATCATCTGGAAGCCGGACTCCACGTACTGGCGAATCGCTTCGAGGCTGTTCTTGAAGGTGCGGAACGTGGTCGGCCACGCCATCGCGTAGTAGTCGTCGCCGGTGTACGGCGGCACGTTCGCTTCCTTCATCACGTCGGAAATCGCCTTGACGTGGCCGTTGGTCATCGGGGTGTTGTTGGTGATCGTCGGCGCGCCCACCTGCACGGTGACCGAGGTGGTCGAGGTGCCGCCGGCCGGGCCGACATGCATCACGGTGGAGTTGAACTGCGCCCACGCGGCGCCATCGAGCGTTTCCTTCGCGTCGATCTTCAGCACCTTGTGGATGATTTCCGTCACCGGCTGCTTGCTGAAGTTGTCCAGCTTGCCGGTGTACGGCACGCTGTTGCCGTACTCGGTGATCGACAGCGAGCCTTGCTGGATGGTGAAGTTGGTCGAGGGCATCTCGACGTTTTCATCGAGCTGCGCACCGCCGGTCTTGACGCGGCTGTAGACATCCCAGTTGAACAGCTGGCCCGAGTGCAGACCCTTCTCGGTGGCGTCCTTGGCGTCGCAGAACTGCCGGAACTTGACCGTGGGCAGAAGGTCCATGCGCAGCACGTTGCTGAGCTGGTCCGAATACATATAACCACCGAGAGCGTTTACGCTCCAAACTTGACCGGCCATGATGGCGTCCTCCGAGGTTTTTCAGTGGCCGAACCTCCTGCGTTGCGCGAGAAGTTCGACATAGGATTGGTTGGTGAGTGGCGTTTCTTCTGCCGGGACCGGGGCGGCACCACCAGCGGAAGGAATGACGGGCAAACCTTGCTTCATGGTCCGAACATCGCTGCGGGCGTCGATGCCAACCGCACGCTGCACGTTCTCGCAAGCTTCGATCGCGACATCCATGGCTCGGCGTTGGGCGTTCTCAGGCAGGGCAGCCAGTCGTTGCATTTCACCGGCGACGCGCTGGCACAAGACCGGATCGCGTGACAGTTCGGGGAAGTCCCGTTCACCCATGGCATTGATGGCCCTGCGCTGTGCCTCCCATCGCGGATCAGGAGCTGCAGCAGGCGCGGTAGCGGGAGCAGGTGCGGCGGGGGCTTGGGTCTGGGCCTTGTACTCGTTCAACCGGCGTTCGCCTTCAAGGCGGGCCTGTTCGATTTCCAAGAGCAGAGACTTGACGGCTTCGGCCGTATCGGCGGGCTGACCGCTGTAGAACTGTGCTGCCAGATCGACCGATCGGGCATCCAGATCAACCGCTGGTTCGCCGGGGCGCGTTGCGCGACCCTGCCCTGCGGTGCGTTCCGCCGGGCTTTGAGCTGGACCATCGTGGCCCGCGGCCTGAAGCCGCTCAATCTCCGCTTGCCGTGCGGTCAGTTGTTCGGATTGCTGACGAAGGCGGGCTTGTTCGGCCTCCAGTCGGGCGGCTTGCTCGGCGATGTCCGCCTCGCGATCGTCCGATTGGCGCTGGCGAAGGTAGAGCTGTTCGCCGCCGGCCCGCTCGATGTCAGTCCGCGCAACACTCACGCTGCGACCGTTGTAGGTGAGTGTAACGTAGGCGGGAACGTTTTGTGAAGGGGGAGTGACGACAGGCTCGGAACCCACCGGCGAGCTGTCCTCGTTCCTCGGCACCGGCACCTCGCCGCGCGACTCGGCCTCCATCGCGGCCACCAGCTCCTCCACCGAGGGATTCACCTCGCGCACGGCCGCGGCGTCCTTGGCATGCAGCGCGTTGGCCTTGGCGAACATCGCCTTGCGCGCCTCGAACGGGTCTTGCCGCGGGGGTGGCGTGGCGCCGCCGCCGGTGCCGGTGTCGACCACCAGATCGGCGCCGATGGACAGGTCGGCCTTGGTGCGGTCGGCCGCCGCATGCACCGCGCGGTTTTCAGCGTCGAAGTCGGTTTCAGTGCTCATGACAGTTGCTCGTTGGGGGAGGGGGTGTTGTTGATCGTGTCCTGTGCCTGCGCACCGCGGGCCACGTAGTCGTTCAGCAGGCCGACCATGCGGGCGGCCACGCGCGCCTCGAAGTGCGCCGTGCGCGCTTCCGCTGAGGCCGGGTCGTTCTGCGCGAGGATCACCATGGTCTGCGCGCGGATCGCGATTTCGCAGTCGGCGATCATCTGCGCCACCACCTTGGCCACGCCCTCGGTGGTGGCGATGCCCTGCATGATCCGGTAGGCGGCCACGCCAATGAACATCTGGTCGTAGAGCAGGCCGTCGTCGCGCTGGTCACCGGCGAGGATCGCGTTGCGCAGGTTCGCGCGCTGCTGTTCGCCGGTGCCGCGGAACCAGTCCTTGTCGTCGTTCATACGAAGCTGCCCGGTGCCGGTTCGCCGACCGGGATTTCACCGGCGGCCGGGGCGCCCGGCGGGGCCGGTGGCGGGGCGGGTGGGTTCATCATCTGGTTCAGGTCCGCGGCGGTCAGGCCGTCATCCGGGTTGGGGGTCGACTGCGCGGTCTGGAACTTCTGTGCGGTCGAGGTGGTGGGCACGTTGCCGCTGCCGGGTTGGCGCAGGTTGCCGATCAGTGCCTGCGTCGAGGGCGACAGCGGCTGTTCTTCGGCGTGCGGGTTGGCCAGCAGCGTGCCTTGCGCTTCGAGCATCAGTTGCTCGGAGGCGTTGGCGATGTCGGCCGACAGCTTCTCGCGCTGCATCATCAGCTGGTCGCGGGCGATGTCGGTCTTCTCCTGTTCCAGCTGCAGCTCGACCTTGGCCAGATTCAGCTCCAGCTGGCGCAGCTCCAGCTTGGCTTGGTTGTTCTCGCGGGCGATCTGCAGCGCACTCTGCGCGCGGATGGTGGCCGACTGCACGGCACCTTCGGCTTGGGCCTGCCCCTGCTGCTGGCGGCCCTGTGCTTCGGCGATGTGCGGGAAGGCGAGCATGCGCATCTGGTTGAGCTGCATGATCAGCGTCTTGTACTTCGGGTCTTCCATCGACTTCTGGTCGAGGAACGGGAAGAACCGCGAGGCGTCGGCGTAGCCGCAGGCGGAGAAGATTTCCGCGGTGATTTCCGACTGGTCGGACATCATCATCAGGTACGGGAACATCTCGCTCATGGTCTTCAGGCCGAGCGTGAGTTTCTCCAGCCGCTTCATCGGGTTGGTGGCCGCATAGCCCACGTCCACGTCCAGCTGGGTCGGCGTCTGCAAGGCTTTCCAGTATTGACGTTCACTCATGGTGAACTTGCTGCCGATGACCGAGGCCATGCCACGGTCGGTCTCCCACAGGCGCAGCAGGTCCATGATCTGGCGCAGCAGCGGCTCGAAGAAGGTCTTCGCCGCGGTGCGAAGGTCGTACTCCATCAGCTGGCCGGAGGCGTCGGCCAGCATGCCCATGCCGCCCACGGTGTCCTGCAGCGGATGGCGCGCGGCACTGGACTGGTCGAAGTTGCCGATCAGGTTGTCCAGCTCCGTGTTGAGCAGGTTGTTCTCTTCGATGTTCGATTGCGGCGGGGCCGGCGGGCGGTCCCAACGCACCGAACCCAGATCGTCCATCTCGGTCGCGGAGCCGGGCGAGAAGCGCGCCAGCGCATGTAGGTCGATGCCGGCGGTGCGCTTGACGAACATGCGGCCCGAGGTGGCCATCTGGTTGGCGTCGATGCGCAGGTTGGCGTTCACGTCGATCGCGTCCTGCAGCGGACCCATCAGCGAGACCGCGCCTTCGGGGAACGGGTTGTGCGCCTCCAGCATCGCCGAGCCGATCACGTAGGGCCGGTAGCCGCGCGGGTCCACCGCGGTCAGCGGCACCACGTCAGACAGCATCACCGAGGTGCCGATGGTGTCGAACACGTAGTCCTCGCCTTGGATGCGCACGATGTTCCGGTGCACCCACACCACCGAGTAGTCGCGGATTTCGCCGCCGCGCGCATAGCGGTCCAGCTTGCCGCCCTCGCGCTGAATGCGGATCGGGTCGTAGTCGTCGGTCGAGGCGCCCATCATCAGCTCGGCGTCGGTGAGCTGGCGGTACTTCATCCGTGCCCGCGGGTTGTTGGCGTAGTCGCGGATTTCGCACACGAACATCGGGCGCAGCTCGATCAGGAAGGGCGAGGTGTTCACCGGGTCGACCCACGACGCGGCCGGGGAGAAGCGGATGTTCTCCACCGGGATCAGTCGCCAGTTCGGCCGGTCGGTGACTGGCGCGGTGACCGCGTGCTTGACCCGGCCCGCGCTGGTCTCCTGATCGAAGTAGCGCGTCGCCTCGCGGTATTCCCACTCGGTGGTGGCGCACATGAAGCCTTGCCGGTCGGCGTCCTGAATCGAGCCGACCACCAGCTTGTACCAGCGGTCGTCATTGGTGAGCCGGGCGTTGAGCAGCGCGTCCTGCACGCGCGCATCCTTGGCGGCCAGCGGATCGCCATTGTCGGTGGCGGAGATGTTGACCACGTCAGACGAGGCGAACAGCGCGGCGATCACCGAGGCCTCGCGCTTGCGCACCACCGCGCGGGTCTTCGGGCGAAAGAGTTTCGAGCGCCGGGCGAAGGCGTCGTTCCAGTATTTCGATCCCTTCGGATGCTGGCTGCGGAAGCGCGCCATGGCGTCCATGATGCGCTGGCGTTGGGTGGCGTTGAAGTAGTCCTCACTGCCGGCGAAGCACTGCTGCGCGATCTGCAGCATGCGCTGGTCTGACATCTCGCCCGCGGCGTCCACCTTCAGGTGGTTGATGATCAGGCCGGCGTCGTCGCGGCCACCGACAGCGTGGTTGAAGTGGGTGGCGCCCGGCGCGGTGATGTCGGGCAGGCGCCCGTCGTCCATGCTGCCGGCCAGCTTGGCCTCGCTACTGGGAGTGAAGTCCGACATGGCGCGCTCCTACTTGTGCACTTCGATGATGTGGCCGGCGCCCTTGGTGCCGATCACGCGGGCCTTGCCGGTGGCCAGCGCCAGCTCAATCTCGGCCTTCTTGGTGAAGCGCGTCGGCTTCATGTCGTCAAGGTGCGGGATCGCCTCGCCGCGGGCATTGCGCGGGATCGCCGCCATCAGCGCCCGCGAGTAGCGCACGCCGGGGTAGCCGAAGCGCACCAGTATCTCGCGCGCCGCCTTCACCGCCTGCTTGCGCTTGGGGTCGTTCATGATGTCGTTGTAGCGGATCACGTAGCCCCACACCGCATGGAAGTCGAGGCAGAAGATGTTGAACACACCGCCTGCCTCGTTCGGCTGGATCGCCCAACGGAAGCCGGGAAAGCGTTTCATCAGCACGTCCGCGATGTCCTTCACGATGATGTCGGTCGAGGCGTGAATGCCTACCAAGTCTTTCGGGTCGGTGATCAGCCCCTGCGGCGAGCCGTTCGGGTCGTGCCCGCGCAGGGAGTTGCCGACGCCGTGCTCGCGCACGTACTTGTCGACGGCGGCCAGCGCCAGTGCTTCGAGGTCTTTCTTCATGAGGCCAGCCGGTCGCCGATGTACTTGACGCTGAAGTACACGCCATTGATGGTGCCGCCGTTGCGCGCCTGCACCACGATGCGGTCGGCATAGTTCAGCTTGGCGATCCAGCTGATGACGCCGGACACGCCGACCACGATTTCCGGGCCGATCTGGGTGAACGGGCCAGCGTCCGCGGTGCCGGTGAAGAAGGCGGCCGAGGTGCTCGCACCGGTCGAGGTCAGCACGCAGGTGAACTCGAAGTAGCCGGTGTTCTTCCAGTACATATAGTTGAGCCAGCGGCTGGTGCCGAGCGAGCTGGCCAGATCAATGTCCACGCCCGAGGCGATGTTGACCTTGACGAAGGTGCTGCCCGACACGTTCAGCGACGGCGCCGAGTGGCTGACGCTGAGCGGACCTTGGATGCAGTGCTGGTCGATGTTCAGTACATCCGTGTCCGAGGTGCCGCCGCCGTAATAGTTGTCATACACGCGCACGCCCGAGACGCGGTTGTTGGTGCCGGCGATGTCGCCATACCAGATCGAGGCTTGGGTGAAGTTGCCCATCTGGTTGCCGGACACCTCGCCGCACATGAAGGTGTCGGCCGAGGTGGTGCCGTTCAACTGCAGGCCCACCGCCATCTTGCCGCCGCCACCCATCAGGTTGTTGCAGCAGCGGAAGCCCGCCTTCAGCGACGACGACGAGGTAATGTTGATCCAGATTTTGTTGACGACGCCGGAACTGAAGTTCTCGAAGTAGTTGCTGCTGATGTCCATTAGGCCGGACACCC